TTTTTTTTATGTATTTAAATAACAATGATGGCGGCGAAACAACATTTCCTGATTATGATATATCAGTTAAACCAGAGGCAGGTAAGGTGCTCGTATTCCCACCATTGTGGACATTTAGACACGCAGGACAGAAACCAATCAATCAACCAAAGTATATTATAGGGAGTTATCTACATTATGTTTGAGAAGACACTTTTATCCAACCTAGTCTTTAACGAAGACTTTACAAGAAAAACATTACCATTTATTAAACCTGACTTCTTTAGAAATAGAGATGAGGTTACTATATTTAATATCATAAGTGATTTTGTTGTCAAGTATAATAATCTCCCTACAAAAGAAGCAATTGAAATTGAATTGTCAAACGATAAGACTCTTACCGAAGACGAATTTAAAAATACAAAATTATTATTAAACAGTTTACAACATGAAGAAGTTGAACAACAATGGTTGTTAGATACAACAGAAAAGTTTTGTAAAGATCGTGCTGTGTATAATGCAGTATTACAAGGTATCAAAATCATAGATGGTAAAGATAAGAAACATACACCAGAAGCGATACCTAGTATCCTATCAGAAGCGCTTGGCGTTTCGTTTGATAGACATATAGGGCATGATTATCTAAATCAGGCAGAGGACCGATTTGAATATTACCATAGAACTGAAGCAAGATTAAAGTTTGATCTTTCATACTTCAATAGAATTACAAAAGGTGGCCTACCACCTAAAACTTTAAACATTGCTCTTGCAGGCACAGGTGTTGGTAAATCTTTGTTTATGTGTCATGTTGCAAGTAGTGTTATATCGGAAGGTAAAAATGTATTGTATATAACTTTAGAAATGGCTGAAGAACGTATCGCAGAAAGGATTGACGCTAACTTATTAGATGTAACTATTGATGATCTTTATGAAATGCCAAAAGAAATATACGATAATAAAACATCTAAAATGCAAAACAAAACCAATGGTCAATTAATTATCAAAGAATATCCTACGGCGTCTGCTCACGCAGGTCATTTTAAATCTTTGCTAGATGAACTTGCCCTAAAGAAAGCATTTAAACCTGATTTAATATTCATTGATTATTTGAATATATGTACTAGTAGTAGATTTAAAGGTGGCAATATTAACTCCTATACTATGGTTAAATCTATCGCTGAAGAATTAAGAGGTCTTGCAGTACAATATAATGTACCTATTGTATCTGCTACACAAACAACTAGAACTGGTTATCTATCAAGTGACGTAGGACTTGAAGATACTTCAGAATCATTTGGTCTTCCTGCAACTGCTGACTTTATGTTTGCTCTAATATCAAATGAAGAATTAGAAGAACTAGGTCAAATCAAAGTTAAACAATTAAAGAATCGTTATAATGATCCTGCTGTCAATCGTGCATTTATAATAGGTGTAGATAGAAGTAAGATGAGATTGTATGATGTAGAACAATCTGCTCAACAGATTGTAGATAGTAACCAAGAAAGTAAGGAGAAGATTGAAAAACCATCAGGCCCACAATCTGCTGAGGTTTATGATAAATTTTCGGATTTTAAAATATGAGAAAAAGAAAACCATCAATATACTATAAAACTGAAATGGTCAAAGTAAAAAATGAAATACTTTGGCGTTGCGTTGAAATGCCTAGTAAACTTGTGTTAAAAGAGTCTTTCTTTGAGGAAGATGTTAAGCAGTTAACAAAGTTTCAGAATAAATCCAAAACGTTTGGCATATTCGGGTTCCCACCTTTCTTTGATTGTAGAGGTGAAAAAGAGAAGATGTTAGATCAAGGTAAAACAAATTATAATTCTCCTGCTAGAACTAGAGGTAGAAGCCGTGCATAAATATATGTATGGCAATTCTAAATGGTATTAACGTAAAAGACGCTGAATTTACAGCAATGCAGGAGAAGGCTACTGCCGCTATCTGTAAGCAATCATTTCAAAATAATAAAAAATTTAATTCAGTAAAAGATATAGTTAACGATAAAGATACCGTAAAAGAACTAAAAGAAATATTTGTTAAAGACAAAAAACAATTATTTCATTACAAGATACCCTTTTCACAAAAGATAGAAAAAAACTGGTTTGAAACTTTTGTTAAACAAAACGAAAGAATATTAAGAGAGTTTTCTAACGCAAAATTTACCGTCTTTGATAGAGATGATAAAGATGGTTTTATGATGTGGTTTATGAAAACGATTAGAGATTATTTTAGCATATCAAATAAAGACTCATACAATCCTGCTGATATATGGTTGATTGATAAAAAAGAAGTCAATAGACAAATCATATTAAAAGAAATAGAAGGACCTAAAGGCACACAAACTATAGAAGAACTTAATCAGATAATGAGAAAGTTATACAAAGAAAGAAAAGTTATAGGTCTTTCTTTAAAATTAATTTCAGGCAATCAAGCAAAGTACCAAGAAGTTAATTTAGATGATAAGTTTTTTAAAGCAGTAGAAAATAAAAAAGGTGAGTTTGATTACAAACTTTTAAAAGTTAAGTTTGATCTATCTACATATGGTATAAAAAAGAATGCTGGTTTTACAACACAAGATTCTGTATTGACTTTAGGTATTAGAGGTACAGAAATAGCAAAGTTTCAAGTTAAAGGCAATACAACATCAAGGTTATCTAATTTAAAAATAGAAGGTACGGGTAAAGGTGAGGCTGCAAGATTAGGTAAGGCACCTTTAGAACTAGTTAGAAAATTAACTGCTGGCAAACCATACAGATCACAATTTTTAAATGACGCAAAAAAAGAACCACAAGATATAAGTGACTTTAATAAACAAGCAAAGATGTGGCAAGTTATGTACGAAGAATTTGTTACAAATATGAAACAAAAAGGCATACCTATAGAAACAAAGATCATGCCTAAAGATTTTACAAAGAATATGAGAATAGCATTTGAGGGTAGAACACCTTGGATTGCTAATAACAAACTACTACAATTACGATTCCTACACATGGTTTCAAAGTTTAAAAAAGATGAGATCCATGAGTATATGACAGATTTAATCTTCTTATGCCAGAAGATAGGACGTAGTGTATTTCCTTTCGGGCCGTTCGGCAAACTTTATTAGTATAAATAGTCTAGTAAGTAGTGATTTATTAATGGGATATAGTGATTTTTCGCTTGACAAAGGCGTAATTTTTTGATATAATGGGAATAGTGGGAGAAAAATGTATAGTTTTAAACAATATCTTAATGAGGCAAAAAATACTCATTTAGAACATTTAGAAGACGAAATTATTAATAACGGTTACCAAGGTGGCCTTAACGCAGTAGAATTTCTTAAATCATTAAGAAATATGCTAGTAGGTTCATCACGTAGAAAATTAAACGTATCCGTTAAATGGGATGGTGCACCAGCAGTATTCTGTGGTATCAATCCTGAAAACGGCAAATTCTTTGTTGGATCAAAATCAGTATTCAACGTAACTCCTAAAATCAATTACACACAAGCAGATATAAGAAGAAATCACTCTGGTGGTTTAGTAGATAAATTATCAATCTGTTTAAAAGAATTACCTAAACTTGGTATACGAGGTGTTGTACAAGGTGACTTGTTATTTACA